GCATACGAAGGTTATTCGGCCTATACCGAAGCAGATGCAGCACTTGCAGCAGGCGAGATTACAGAGAATCAAGCCACAGTAGCCAAGAGTGGTGCGGTAGGTACTACCGCAGGCGGCCTAGGTGGCGCTGCTGCAGGTGCTGCTGCTGGCGCATTAGCCGGCAGTGTTGTGCCTGTCGTAGGAACAGCAATTGGCGGACTTGTAGGGGGTGCAATAGGTTATTGGGCCGGTTCCGCAGGCGGCGAAGCAGTAGGCGAAATGATCGGCGAAGAACTTGCAGGTCCAGATACTGTACGAGATTTACAAGCCAAAATTGCTGAAGTTCAAGATACCATCGCAGGCGGCACAACTTGGACCAATTGGAGTTTGGACGATGAAAAGGAAAAATTAGAAAAATTACAAGCCCAATTAGCCAAATTAAAAACTGCAAATGCAGAAATAGCAAGTAGAGTTACTACTGCTAGTGGCGCTTCTGGCACACTAACAGACGAACAAGCTAAAGAAGTAGAAGATTATTTAGAAAAAACAACAACAATTAACGAAGATCCAAAAGTTCCTGGTACAACAGCCACATCAAAGGGTATGGACGATATAGGAAAGTTAAATAGTAACATAGAAGCAATGTTAGAAGAAATAAAAAGACAAACTATTATTATGAGAAAGAATTTGGGTCTATCAGAGGAAGCAACGTCTGTATACTAACCCATAGGAAAAATTAAATGAGCTGGAAAAAATATTTTACACCTGTAAAAACTGACAACAACACATCTGGAGCGTATAGTCCAATTAGCGGCGGCGGCCGCGCAGGCCCAGCTACAACCAATTACAGTTCATTTTTACCTGATGTATATGCAGGTGCACCAAATAGAATTGAAAGATATGCACAGTATGATACTATGGATATGGATTCAGAAGTAAATGCAGCACTTGATATTCTAGCAGAATTTTGTACTGATAGAGATAGAGAAAATTCAACACCATTTAATGTATTTTATAAGCAAGCAGCTACAGGCGTAGAAACTAGACTGCTAAAAGAAGCATTACAAAAATGGACTAAACAAAATCAAATTCACAAGAGAATTTTTAGGATTGTAAGAAACACATTCAAATACGGAGACTGTTTCTTTATTAGAGATCCTGAAACTAAAAAACTTTTATATGTCGATCAAGCTAAAGTTACTAAAATTATTGTAAATGAAAGTACAGGAAAAATTCCTGAACAATATGTCATTGCAGATATTAATTTTAACTTTAAAGATTTAGTTGCAACTACACCACACGGAACCTCGAATACATCACCAAGTGGAACTAGCTCATACACTACAGGCGGTGGATTCGGAAGAGGTTTTGCAGGAAGTTCTGCAAATACACCAGGAACACGTTTCCATAAAGGAGACAACGAGATTGCTGTAAATGCAGAACATATTATGCACATTTCTTTAAGTGAAGGATTGGATCAAAATTATCCTTTCGGTAATTCACTTTTAGAAAGTGTGTTTAAAGTTTATAAGCAAAAAGAATTACTAGAAGATGCTATTATCATCTATAGAATTCAACGTGCGCCTGAAAGAAGAATTTTCTATGTTGACGTAGGTAATATGCCAGCACATATGGCAATGAGTTTTGTTGAGAAAGTAAAAAATGAAATCCAACAAAGACGTATTCCTAGTTCGACAGGCGGAGGCACTAGTGTTATTGATGCTAGTTACAATCCTCTTTCAACTAATGAAGATTACTTCTTCCCGCAAACAGCAGAAGGTAGAGGATCAAAAGTTGAAACACTACCAGGCGGTACTAACCTAGGCGAAATTACAGACCTACGTTACTTTACAAACAAACTGTTCCGTGCTTTACGTATTCCGGCTAGTTATTTGCCAACAGCAATTGACGAACAGCCAAATACTGTAGCAGACGGAAAAGTAGGCACTGCTTATATCCAAGAATTAAGATTTAACAAATACTGCGAAAGACTACAGCAAGGTATTGTAGAAAGTTTTGATACCGAATTTAAAATGTGGTTAAACTGGTCAGGTATTAACATTGATCCAAGTATGTTTGAATTACGTTTCAATCCGCCACAAAACTTTGCTGCATATAGACAAGCAGAACTAGACACTACTAGAGCAAATCTATTTGGTGCTCTACAACAAGTTCCACACCTAAGCAAACGTTTTGCTCTAAAGCGTTATCTTGGTCTTACTGAAGAAGAGATTAAAGAAAACGAAAGACTTTGGAGAGAAGAAAATGCAGGCAACTTGCAACCTCCATCAGATGCTGCTGGAGAGATGCGTGGTGCAGGTATAACACCAACAGGTATGGATGCTGAAGCTCAAACACAAGATGCAGAAGCAGATCCAGAAATGGCAGCACAAGCTGAACCAGCAGCAGGGGAAGGTGACGCAGCAGCGACAGAAACTCCTGCCTAGTCATAAATAGTAGTATGCTTCTAAGAGAATTTTTATACTTTAACGATGATATTAATGATTTTGCAGTTGATCGCAGATACGACAACAGCAAAGACACGTCTGTTGTCAAAGCAAGCGACACTAGAAAAGTAAGACTTACTCTTAGACAGATAAACGAAATCCGTATGCAGGCCGAAGCACACGCTGCTGAAAAAGAATCAGAACTAGAATTTATAAGGCAGATGTATGCAACCCCAGTTGAGTCCGAAGGAGCGTAAACGTCTACAAAAAGACACCGCTTTTGTTTTAGGAAACGGTAGAAGTAGACTCGCAGCAGATCCATTAGAATTAAAAAAACGCGGAACTTTATATGCTTGTAATGCAGTGTATAGAGAGTTTGATCCGCATTATCTCGTTGCTGTTGATGTTAAAATGGTCAACGAATTAATAGATGCAGACTATCATAAAAAAGGTTTAGTATGGACTAATCCTAATAAAGGCATCAAAACAAAAGCAAATATCAACTTCTTTTCGCCACATAAAGGGTGGTCTAGTGGACCTACATCGCTATGGTTTGCTGCACAAAACGGTCATAAACACATCTATATTTTAGGATTTGATTATCAAGGTCTTGGCGGAAAGTTCAATAATGTTTACGCAGATACTTACAATTATAAGAAAAGTGGCGATGCAGCTACCTTTTTTGGCAACTGGTTAAGTCAAACAGAAAAGGTAATTAAAGAATATAGAAGCACTAAGTTCTATAGAGTAATAGAACCTGGCGCTTTTATACCGGATAAATTAGGTCCGCAACACGGTAACTTAACGCATATTTCTTTTGAAGAATTTGAAGATACACACAAAGGAAGTATATATCCACACAAAATGAATCAAAAAACTACCATTTAACGGTATTTTTGTAAGTAAAATGTAAATACATAACAAAACAGCCTTACCAATTATTATAGGAGAATACAATGGCAGATAAATCCACATTAGAACAGATGCTTGAGCATCTTGTTAATGACGATACTAAAAAAGCTGAAGAGCTTTTTCACGAGTACGTAGTAACTAAATCAAGAGAAATTTATGAAAACCTTATCGAAGAAGAAATGGAAGATGAGGACGTAAAAGAAGATTCAAAAGACGAAGAAGTTGATGAAGCTTCAAAAGACGACGATGCTGAAGAAGACAAAGTCGACGAAGCTACCGACGAAGAAGTTGATGAGTCTACTGACGAAGATGAAGTAAAAGAAGATTCAAAAGACGAAGCAGTCGAAGAAGAATTTGAAGAAGTAGCAATCGAAGCTGACGACGAAGCAGATGCAATGGGTGGTGACGAAACAGACGACCTAGAAGCAGAAATTGATGCAGACGCAGAAGGCGACGAGGGTGACAAAGACCCAGAAGAACTATTTCAAGACCTAGATTCAATTGTAGACGAACTACAAGCTAAGTTCGACGATATGAAGGGTGGCGAAGAAGACGCAGGTGACGAAATGGGCGATGAAATGGATGACGAAATGAAGGATTCCATCGAAGAGCCAACAATTGCACCAGAAGTTGACGAACTTGCTACAATGAGAGAATATGTTGAAAAAGTTGCAGGTGGCGCAGGTAAAGAAACAGGCGCAGACGCAAAATCACCAGTAGCTGGTAAAAACGATATGGGCGGCACTGCTGCTAACATTGCAAAAGGCGAAGAAGCTAAGGAAACACCAAAAGCTGATAAGCCAAAAGAAGACAATGCAGGTAACGTTAATGTACCAGGCGGTAAAGCAGCTGACAGCTTAAAGAAACAAGGCGGTGAAGCAGCATCTAGCGAAAGCGGTGCAGACACCCAATCACTTTTCCGTGGTCGTAGATAATAGAGGGCAAAAAACTTGATGAAAACTACACTAGCAGAACATCTGAGCTTCGATCAGGCTAAGATCGTCCTTGAGCGTGATGAACACGATGGTCAAAAGACAATGCATTTGAGCGGCATCTGTATTCAGGGTGACATTCGTAATGCTAACCAGCGTGTTTATTCTTCTAAGGAAATTGATAAGGCTGTCAAAACGCTCAACGAACAGATCTCTGGGGGGTATTCAGTGCTAGGCGAAGTTGATCATCCAGAAGATTTAAGAATAAACCTCGACCGTGTATCTCATATGATTACTAATATGTGGATGGACGGTCCTAACGGCTACGGAAAACTTAAAATGCTTCCAACACCTATGGGGCAATTGGTTCAAACTATGTTAGAATCAGGTGTGAAACTAGGTGTTAGTAGCCGCGGTTCCGGCGAAGTAGACGGCGAAGGCAATGTACACGGTTTTGAAATTATTACTGTTGACGTTGTCGCACAGCCAAGTGCGCCGGGAGCGTATCCAACACCAGTTTATGAACACCTTATGAATTCACAAGGTGGCTATCAGGCATTTAGAGTGGCACAAGAAGTAAAAGGCGATACACAGGCACAACGTTACATAGCAGAGAGCTTGAAGAAAATCATTCAAGGTCTTGATAATTAGGAGAATCACAGATGTTAGATTTTGTAAAACAATTGTTTGAAAACAATGTGATTTCCGAAGATGTGAAGTCGGAAATTGAAAACGCTTGGGAAAGCGCAGTTCAAGATAACCGCGACAAAGTAGCAGCTACACTACGTGAAGAGTTCGCACAAAAGTACGAACACGATAAAACTGCGATGGTAGAAGCAGTAGAAAAGATGCTTGAAGATAGAATTCAAGCTGAACTTTCTGAGTTTGCAGAAGACCGTCAAGGACTTATTGAAGCTAGAGCAAAGTATGCTAAAAAGATGAAAAAAGATTCTAAAGCAATGGAATCGTTTGTCCTTAGCAATCTAAAAAATGAACTAGCTGAACTACACGAAGATCGTAAATCTGTAGCGAATAATGTTGCTAAACTAGAATCTTTCATTGTGGATGCACTAGCGAATGAAATCGCAGAATTCCACGCTGACAAGAAAGATCTTGCTGAAACTAAAGTTAAACTTGTTCGTGACAGTAAGGCTAAATTTGAAGCTATTAAGAAAGACTTTATTACTAAAGCTACAACAGTTGTTGAAGCAACAGTACGTAAAGGCTTAAAAGCTGAAATGAGTCAGTTGAAAGAAGACATTGATGCAGCACGCAGAAATGACTTTGGTCGTAAGATTTTTGAATCTTTCGCAAGTGAATATGCCGCAAGCCACTTAAATGAAAAATCTGAAACAGCAAAACTTCTTAAAGTTGTAAAACAAAAAGAAGCTGAAATTGCAGAAGCAACTTCAAAAGTTGAAGAAGTTCAGAAATTGGCCGAAAGCAAAGAATCAGAGATTGCTCGTATGCAAGACGCTGCTCGCAGAAGTGAAGTACTATCAGAATTGATGGCTCCACTTGCTAAAGATAAGCGTGAAGTTATGGGTGAACTTTTAGAATCTGTTCACACAGATAAATTACACACAACCTTCGACAAGTACATTGGCGCCGTAATGGACGGTAATGCACCGAAGAAAGAAGCGTTGACAGAGGCAAAGGAAGTAACAGGCAATAAAAAGGCAGTAGCAAACGGCAGTCAAGAGGTAAAGACTGCTGAGATTTTTGACATCCGCAGGCTTGCGGGACTTAATAATTAGGAGAAAAAGCAAATGTCACAACTATTAGAGTCACGCTGGTCGGAAACCAAAGAGGCACTACTCGAAGGCCTACAAGGTAACAAGCGTTCTGTGATGGAAGCAACTCTAGAAAATACTCGCAAGTATCTTTCAGAATCTGCTACAGCAGGCGCAACTTCCGCTGGCAACGTTGCAACACTAAATCGTGTGATCCTTCCTGTGATCAGACGTGTAATGCCAACAGTCATTGCAAATGAACTTGTTGGTGTACAACCAATGACAGGCCCGGTAGGGCAAATTCACACGCTACGTGTAAGATATGCTGATGATTTCAACTCATCTGCAGGTACTGACACAACAGCAGGTGAAGAAGCACTATCACCATTCAAGATTGCTGAAGGTTATTCAGGTGCTACCGACGACAAAGGTGCAGCTACAGCAGCACTAGAAGGTACAGCTGGTAACAGACTATCAATTCAGATCTTGAAGCAAACTGTAGAAGCTAAGTCACGTAAGCTATCAGCTCGCTGGACTTTTGAAGCTGCTCAGGATGCGCAGTCACAGCAAGGAATTGATGTAGAAGCAGAAATTATGGCTGCTTTAGCACAAGAAATTACCGCTGAAATCGACCAAGAGATCCTAGCATCTCTTAGCACACTAGCTGGCACAGCAGCATTGACATATGATCAAGCTGCGGTATCAGGTACTGCTACATTCGTTGGTGACGAACACGCTGCACTAGCTGTTCAAATCAATCGTGTAGCTAACTTGATTGCACAGCGTACACGTCGTGGCGCAGGTAACTACGCTGTTGTATCTCCAACTGTATTAACACTATTACAGTCTGCTACAACAAGCGCATTTGCACGCACTACAGAAGGTACTTTTGAAGCTCCAACAAACACTAAGTTCGTTGGTACTTTAAACAGTGCAATGAAAGTGTACGTAAACGGCTATGCAACTAGCGATGACGTACTTATCGGATACAAAGGTGGTAGCGAGTCAGACGCACCAGCGTTCTACTGCCCATACATTCCGCTAATGAGTTCAGGCGTTGTTCTAGATCCTGCAACATTCGAACCAGTAGTTAGCTTTATGACAAGATATGGTTATGTTGAGTTATCAAACACAGCATCATCTCTTGGTAATGCTGCTGACTACCTAGGTAAAGTTGCAGTAACATCTGCGAACCTACGTTTTGCTTAATTAACACTTTTTGTGTTACGAAAAAGGGCGGTTTTTACCGCCCTTTTTTTATGGCTGTTAAATACAGTTGTATGTTACAAGTTAAGTCACACGCAGATTTTAATCTGTTGAGAGAGCAACTTAATAAGTGGCGCAAGCGTTTTCCTATGTTTGCACACGATGTAAAAAATATTGAAAAAAGTTTGGAAATTCATATGAAAGCTCATATGGAACATATCATAAAATACAAACAAAGTAAAAAAGAATATTGTTTAGTCAATGCACAACAAGAACTAGACAGTATAAATCGAATTATTGATACCGTTAGTAAAACTGAATTGATGGCATTACTGTCCAAATGATAAATACAAGTGTCAGATAGTGTGCTACTTGTAGTAGACTTATGCTGAACCAACAGCGTAGCCCCTAGAACGGGCATCGGACTTCTAATTAAGGAGAAAACAAATGGGACGCCCAGTAAAAAAAGACTACTTAAATAACGAAGTATTTGGCGATTACACCGCAGCAGGTGTTGGTATCAAATGCGAAGCATACATCGGTGGTTCAAACCAGTCAGATGTTTTTATTGTAAGACAAAGATCAGCTCAGAGATATCTTGTACAAGATAAATCAGCAGGTACACAAGTAATTGCTAGAACTGTTTCAGGAACACCAGCAGCAGTTGGTGAAATGAGAATTCAAGGTTCTACAACAGGAAACTTAGATGCAGACTTAGTTGCAATTAGAAAACTTACTTCTAATATTGCAATTGCATTTGACGGTACACGTTACAAGTGGAAGGTTGAAAACGATTCATCAGCTGACTACCTAGTTCTAGAACCAATGGTATAATAGGTATTAGTTAATGGCTCAGTATCTACAAACTAACGGTGACTACACCATTAAAACACAAGAAGGCGGTGACGTAACTATTGATACCGGACCTGGTATTGGTAGATTATTTGTTACAGGTAACCTTGTTGTTGAAGGTGATACACTTACTGTTGAAGCAGAAAACTTAGACGTTAACGATAATATCATTACACTCAACAAAGGCGAAACAGGTCCAGGTATTACTCTACGATATTCAGGTCTTGAAATTGATAGAGGAACCCTGGACAACGCCAGTTTCTATTTTGACGAAAACGATGATTCGTTTAATTTTGTAACAGGCAGCGTAGAAGGCGGAGTGATTAACTACGCCAGCAGTGCATTAAGAACAAGATTTATAAGAACTAACGCTGAAACAGACAGCGGAGATCTTACACTAATTGGAACAGGAACAGGTGTTGTTAAGGTTACTGGTACACTTAACTATGAGAATCAAGTAACACAACCTGATCACATACCAAATAAAAAATATGTAGATGATTCAATTAGAGACAATCCAACGTTCCAAATTATTGATGATAATTCACGTGTAATTATTACTGATAAAGATGTAACGGGTGCGTTGTCATATATTGAAGACGAAACAGGTTTTAGTACCTTTGGCGAAAGTGCAGTAAGTGTAATCATTGATGGAAATCTTAACAGCCAGTTTTATCCAAACAGAGCTGTAATTCAAGACATTGAAATTGCAGGCAATGAAGTTACTAATAACGACACAAACGCAAATATATTTTTACGCACACAAGGTACTGGTAAATTACAAACAAACTATGCAATACAATTAGAAGAAATTTCTAATCCACCTGCTTCAGTAACAGGATCTACAATTATTCACGCTTGTACGCCAGATGTAGGTGGCAGCGGATTGTTTTTCGTAGGTTCAGATGCAGAAGAAGATGAATTGATAAGTAAAAACAGAAGCCTACTGTTAAGTATGCTATTTTAGGAAGAAAAGATGATAACAAACACACTAGTAACATCAACAGATATTACAGTACCTGTAAAAGTTTTTACAAGTACTAATACAGGTGCACCAATTGGCGGTTCTGTTGTTGGTCAAACTAATGCAGTTGTTGGAATGATTCTATGTAATACTAGCACAAAAGATATTACAGACGAAACTGTGGGCAGCATTGATTGTACAATTCATATTGTAAAAAGTGGTGAATCACCAATTGCTGCTAACACAATTGTAAGTAACCTTACTATTCCAGCAGCAGAAACTGTTTTCTTTAGCGATGAAAAACTTGTTTTAGACAGCGGTGATGAAATTTGGGTTGGCACGACAACAGGCAGTAAAATTGCATTTACTGTAAGCACGTTGAAAGTTTAAGGATAGACTATGAGGTTTTTGAAAGCACAAAATACATCTAAATATAGTCCGAGCGATAATACAATTCAAGAAAATGGCTATGGCAGAATAGTTATGGATGCCAACGGCGGATTGCTATTACCTAAAGGAACTGAAGCACAAAGACCTAATGTTAGCAATGTTAGACAACCGGAAGATGCTAACGGATTAATTAGATTAAACACAGACACAGATTCAATCGAAGCATATGTAGGCGACAATTGGGAAGTAGTAAGAGCACCTGGTTCAGCCGCTATTAGCATTGAAACATTTGGACCCGGTGATGCTACTGAAACAGTATTTGGTCCTTTAACAAATGTTCCTAGAAGTGCAAATAATATTATTGTACTTGTTGAAAATGTTATGCAAATTCCAACTACAAACTTTACATTAGAACAAAGCAGTAGCGGAAGCCTTACAGGTCCTAATGCACCTTATGCAGACGGTTGGTATTTGAAGTTTACAAGCCCCGTACCGTTTAGCAAAAACGTAACGGTATTTTTTGGCTTTGCTAACTAGGAGCGACAATGGCACAGCTTGGTAGAATTGGTGGTCATCTTCTACAATCCGTACTAACACGAGAAGATGTCAATCTTTCATTTAAAAACACAACATATGATAGCACCCCAATTCTATTCTTAGATGTAGAAAACAATCGTGTTGGAGTAAAGACAGACACGCCAGCTTATGATTTAGATATTAATTCTAATGTTAACACAACTAACGGCAGTGTTACTGGAACAGCACGTATCGATAATATTACAGTAGACGCAGCAACAGCAACATTCAGCACAATTATAGGTCCTATTAACATTACTCCTACAAATAGTGCAATAATTAATTTTGAAAAGTTAAGCACAGACGATCTAAGTTTTACTGACAATATTATTTCAAGCAACGAAACAAATACAAACATTGCAGTAGAAGCAGCAGGAACCGGTACTATTGAGATCAGTTCTAGTGTTACTGTAAATGGCAATATGGCTGTCACAGGTAATGTTACAATGGACGGTAATCTCAGCAAGGCAGGAGATATAATCCTAGGTGATGCAATTTATAATCCTGATGTACCGGGCGGAGATACTGTAGAATTCAATCCTGATTTCAGTCAACATATTCTTCCTGGCGATACAGACACATACGATTTTGGCGACGGCACAGTTGTTGACAGTACTGTAAGAAGATGGAGAGAAATGCACACTCCTGATCTTACAAATGTTACAACTAACAGACCTAATGCTGTTAAAGTTAGTAACCAGTTATGGTTAGATGGCACAGTAAATACCATCTCTCAATTACAATCAAATGATGATACTATTTTATCACCTGATACAGGTATCACTATTGTAGATAGTGAGATACAGATACAAAACAATGATATTACAAATTTGGTAAACGATCCTGTAAGACTTAGAAGTACAGGTATTGGATATACTAGATTTATGGGCGATAATGCTATGAAAATTCCTGCAGGGGATGATAGCTCAAGACCTAGTGTACCAGAAATTGGCGATACTCGCTGGAATACAGATAGCGAAAGATTAGAATGTTTTGCAGGTGAAATAGAAACAGTTACAATTACACAGTTTGTATCGGGTTCGTTAGTAGATCAAATTGTAAACAGTGGACCAACTACTACAAGCGGCAGCGGCACAGGTGCAACATTTAGATGTACACTTGTAGGAGGCAGTTTAACTGTCTCTGTTATTGACGAAGGTATTGGTTATATCGACGGTGATACTATTGACATTCCTGGAACTATTTTCTTAGGCGGAAGTATTGCAAACAGTATAGAGCTTACAGTAGGCTCTCAAACAGACGCCGGATACCGTGTTGCTACAGGGGGCGGCGCAGAAGTTACTCAAGAACTAATGGATGACCTTGGTGTCATTTACAGCCTAATCCTTGCTTAATCTTATATTTTGACTAAATACATTTGTTAACGAAGATCAACGTTAATCTTTTACTGTGGTCAACCCGCAACGTAAGGTGGTTGGAGGGACAAGATCCCCGTGTTGAGGAGAGCAAATGGCGATTGGTCGTATAAGTGGGCCGCTCTTAAAAGCTAATCTCGTTAGAGATAACGTTGATTTGTCTTTTAGAAATGGAGCAAGTGACCCTGATATTTTGTATTTGGATGTAACTAACGCTCGTATTGGTGTTAATACTTCTTCTCCAACTACTGACATCGACGTAAGTGGAACAACACGCACAACAACACTAAGAGTTGACAACCAGCTAGACATTGGAAATTTAAGCATTACTGGAAATACTATTTCCAGCGACTTGAATACTATTAGTTTTGCACCATCAGGCGATGACCCTGTTGTGTATAATAGTAAACTTCAAGTAGATGACTTCCAAATTGCTGGAAACAGAATTGAAACAATCGTTTCAAACTCAAATATTGAATTCAGACCAAACGGTTCAGGCATACTTGAAATTTTCTCAAACACAAACATTGACGGTAATGTAGATATTACTGGTAATTTAGATGTTGACGGTGATGTAACAATCGGCGGAAATATTACATTTGGTGATAGTATTACAGATACAATTACAATCAATGCTGCAATTAAAAGTAATTTAATTCCTGAACAAGATAACACATTTGATTTAGGTTCTGCATCATTTAGATGGCGCAGTATGTACGTTAATGATGTTTATGCAGACACACTAAATGTACCAACACTTGATGTTGGTGATCTTATGTTCCGCGATAACGAAATTACAACTACTACAGGACTTGATCTGAAGCTAGACGGCAACGGCTCGGGCGGAGTACAACTTGCTAATTTCAAGTTTGCAGGCAACACAATTACTAACGTATCTAATAATGCAATTACACAGATTGCACAAACAGGTACAGGGTATTTTAAGATCGATACAACAAACGGCTTTGTTCCTCCTAGAGGTAATGATGCTCAAAGACCTACTGGATATGCAGTTTTAGGTATGACAAGATACAATACTAACTCTAAAGCACTTGAAATTTGGGATGGTGCTGCTTGGAGTTCACCAGCAGGTGCATCGGGTGCTGTATCTGAAATCACAGCGAATGACATTGCAGCGTCATTTGCAATTATGTTAGGATAAGTAAAGTATGCCAACAGTATTTAGACAGAACGTAGTAACAGGAATTGGAACAGATCCAGTGGATGTGCTACAAATTGACGAAGGGGTTAGAGCCACAGTAGTAGGTTGTAACCTTGCAAACACTTCAGATTTTGACACAGTAGTTGTCAACGTTTATGTTGTTGATGAAAATTCAACACAGGGAAATTATGTAAGAGCTGTGCCTATTCCTCCCGCGAGTAGTGCAAAGGTTGTTACACAAGGTGAACGTTTAATTCTGCCTGCGACTGCTGGTTTAAGAATAGAATCTGACACTGATGACAGTGTAGATGCAACAATTAGTTACGTGGAGATTTCATAATGGCAAGTCCTTATTACTTTGGTCAAGATCCAGAAAGTTCATTAGGTGATAGCCCTAGATATTTCTACGCTATCAGAAGAGACAGTGATGGTCAACTTTTTCTTTTAAGAAGTGACCAGTTGAAAGACAAAGATACAATTGATATTAACCAGCCTGGGCCGCCAGAGCAAACATTCGAGGATTTTGAACCTGGAATTGATTATTTTGAAGGCATTGCAGCAGATCACGAACCAAACTTTGAGAATATGAAGTATCCTCAGTATAAATGGGATCAAAGAAGTATTCTTTATTATGTTGACGACGAAGGTATGCTTGTACAACGTGTTAATCAATCGTATGATTACCCAGAAGGAATATCAAGTTAGGATTAGATTATGGCAGAGTTTAAAATATCCAGAATACGTTACACCTGGCAAGGTGATTGGACAGCAAGCACAGCATACAACAAAGACGATGTTGTGCATTACAACGGCAGTAGCTACGCTTGTATAAGACAACATACCAGTAGCACTACGTTTAACACTGATCAAATTTATACACCTCCTGGCGAAACACTGGCTACACCTGCTTGGTCGAGAATTACACAAGGTTTTAATTGGAGAAACAATTGGGCAGCATCAACTGACTATTACCCTAATGATGTTGTAAGATACGGCGGTTACTTATGGTTAAACACAACAGCATACACATCAACTAGTGTATTTGATGATAATCTATCTAACTGGGCAATTTATGCAACAACTACTGATTGGGACGGAACTTGGGTAACAGGAACTAGATACGGCGTAGGCGATCTCGTAAAACGTGGCTCTACAGTTTATAAATGTATTGTCGGCCACACTGCAACTTCTTTATTACAAGACGACTTAGATTCAGGTAACTGGGAAATTTATGTACAGGTAAAAGGTTTTGTAGGTGACTGGGCAGATGCTACAACTTATGTTATAAACGATCTTGTAAGTTATGGCGGCTCGTTGATGAGAGTCACAGATGGACACGTTTCAAGCGGTTATCTTAATCCAGGACATTTTGCAACTGAAATTCCTGGTAGTAAAGTCAAAGGCGAATGGCTAGAAGCAACTCACTATGCAGAAGGTGATCTAGTACAGCACGGTGGATATGTATATCGATCTACACAAAATCATCAAGGAAAGAATCCTTCGGATAGCATTTATCAACCAGATGAAGTATACTGGGCAATTATACAAAAAGGCAGAAGACTTGTAGGCGATTGGAGTGCAACTGCATCGTATAAAACAGGTGACGTTGTTCGTAGAGGCGGTTACACATATGTTGCATTGTTAGACACAACAGATGATGGTAGTTCATTAGATTATTTAGATGCAGGCAACTGGGAAATTGTAGTTCCAGGTAGTGCTTGGAAGAATGCTTGGTCTGCAGGAATAAATTTTGCTGTAGGAGATGTAGTTACATACAGAGGTAGTGCTTATCAATGTAACTATGAGCATATATCATCAGATACAGACGGCGAACAAAACTTCCCAGGAGATAACGGCGAAGGTTACGATTATTGGGATATAATTTTAGAAGGAACCAGTCAAGCTGGACTTGTTAAGCCAGGCGACCTTCTATCATATGGTTTATCAAGATCTAATGTAGGCGACGGTTCAACACTAGGCGCTACTAATATTCCAATTGGGGACGAAGGTAATTTACTTACAGCAAACGCAGACGATACTATCAGTTATAGCCAATGGGGAATATCACAAAAATTCTTTTATGTAAACCCTTACACAGGCGTAGATGATTACGATGATGCAGATAGAGGACTAGATATTTCTAAACCTCTAAAAAGTATTAGACGTGCT